AAAGATCTATCTAGAGTCTACAAACATCGGTATTCCCCAAAATATTAAAATTAACAATCCTGGTCGTGGATTTAATAGTGATAAATCTCAATTAGGATCTTATAAGTCCCCAACTACATTCGTACTTAGAAATATTAGTGGCACATTTTTCTCTGGAGAGAAGATCAAACAAAACACCACAAATGCTACTGCTATTGTTGCTAATAATGGTTATCGAGAAGGAAGTAATCTCCTAAAAGTCATTGGTATCACTGGAGTTTTTGACACTGGTTCTCAAATTGAATCTGCTGTTGGCAATAGAACCGCTACACTCTATACACAATATTGTACAGATTTTGAACCCGATATAAGATCGTATGTAGACAATTTTGGTTTCTTCTCTTCTGATAGAGGTAAACTAAGTAACGCTAATCAACGTTTACAAGATTCTTATTTCTATCAAGATTATTCTTATGTAATTAGATCAAAAACTTCTATTAATGAATGGCGTAATCTAATTAAGAGAACTACCCACCCAGCTGGTTTCCAGATGTTTGGGGAGATGGTTGTAGAGAGTACCGCAGCATCACCGATGCCTGTTGCTCAACCAGATCTTAATTATGTAAGCACTATTGAATTGCCACCTGTACAAATTGTTTCTATATCATCATCTAAATTTGTTACTGTTATTCAGCAAAAACTAGAACAACTTAAAGTAGAAGACGGTCGTGGATCTATTTCTATCGATACGTTTGATGCTACTGAAACTGTAACTTACAACGTAAGTCTTTCTCCTGCCTTCGACGGCAAGTTTGACGAGTCTACTGGTAATCTAGTTGGCAACGCTGTATTTACTTTAATTGATAATAAAAATGGTTTGGCACTACAACTTACCAAAAACGAGCAACTAATTTGTACGTTAGATGGTATTTTCCAAGAACCAGGCGTAGCATATACTATCAGTGGTAATACAATCACATTTGCCGAACCACCACTCGGGGAAAGAATCACCGAGGGTCAACTAACAGATTCTGTTAAGTTCTATGGCAGAGCAATCAGATTTAAGAAATCTTCCTTTAATAACAGATATTTCAAGAAGGTTAAGTCTATTGCTGATGAATTTGACGGAGTTAAAACTGATTTCTCTCTAACTTGGGAAGATGGAACCATTGTTAAAACAGATCCTTACGAGAATCTAATCGTTGGGTTGAATGGCGTTATCCAAAAATCAAGAACCACAGAAAAAGAACCATTCGGTAATTCATATTATATTATTAGAAATGAAGATGCTACCATAGCAGACATCATTAGTTTTACAAAACCCCCTATTGATAACGAAGATCTTTATGGTCCTCCCGAAGAACTTCCAGAAATTTTAAAGAACTACGAAAAGTGTTTTATCTACAGTGTTGGTAGTTACGAACGTTTCAATATCAATACTAGCTTGTTTGAATACAGACTTAGTGGACCATATCTAATTCAAGACGAAGTAACTAATTCTGTAAGAAAGATTGATGATCCTAAGTATGCTCTAGTATTCATCGATGGTGTTTTACAGAGAGATACTGAATCTTATACTATTGTAGGTCCCAACATTACATTCACCAAACCACTTAGGTTCTCGGAAAATAGTGCTGGTAATAGAACGGTACAGGATGTTAATATTATTTTGATGTATGGTAGAGACGTAGCAAAGACTCTTACTTTCTATGATTTTGAACCGAATACTTATAATAACACAATTTTCCTCAGTCTAGATGGCGTTGGAGTTTCTGCTACAGTAAAAACAGATCTAGATAAGTATGCTGGACAAGATTTACATATCAAGCAAGGTACTACTATCCTTGGTAAAGTACAAAATGTAAATACCGTCAGTGCTGATCAGGTTATATTAACCCTGAAATCTCCAACTAATGTCTCAGTTGATGAGAATACTCCTATTTCTATATGCCCAGAATCATTTGGATATAGTTCATATGTAGTTTCAGGAACATATACTGTATCGGCCACATTCAAAATAGATGATGAAGGACTTAGAGTTCTCGAAAAAGATGTTCCTTCTTGGTTGTATGGTGTAGAAGGTGGCACCAAAGCATGGAATAATAAAAACTCCATGTTTGCTAACTTGCTACCTGGCGATAAAATTCTTATCGATGGCGAGAGTGAGTATCGTGAAATTGTACGAACTCCAGATCAAGTATACACTAAGTCTTTTGTTGATGGCGATATTATTCAGAATGACCATTATGCTAAGGTCCAGGCAACTAATTATGAGGGGGACACAGAAGGCGAAGGTCTGAGTGTTACTGCTAATATAAACCAATTTGGTGCTATCACTACTCTAAATGTTTCTGATGTAGAGTTTAACCAAAGAGACCTATCACTATTCTTTGATGAAGGAATTCTATTACAACCAACTGCTTACGAATACTTCACTACACCAGAAGTTCACTTCATTCCTGTAGATGGTAACGGTGGTGGAGCGAAAGCAGAAATTATCGCTTATGGTGGTCAAATTCTTGACGTTATTTTAACTAATCCTGGTAGTGGATATACCCAACCACCCAGAGTTGTTGTAGCAAGACGATATAAGAGAATTAAAGAGCTCAGTCGTAAAGTTGATAGTTTAACTAATCTCAGGATTGAAACTGAGATTGATTCTTTGAGCAATCTAGTCATTGCGACAGAGATTAGAATTGAGGGTGGTCCATTCAGTCCACAAGCGATCACCTCTATTATTACACTTGGTGGATTCGACCCAGAATTGAATTCTGATAGACAGATTACATCTATAGTTCATACTCTTAAAGGAGAAGAACGTCAAGTCTTAATGACTTCGGAGAAGTTCCCATTTGAAGGAAGAGTACAGTCACCAACTATTGAACTTGATATTGTAAAACCAGAAATAGAACCCCAACTTACTCAAGTTATTGGTGGTGTTATTGGATTTGAAGCTGTTGCTACTCTGGAGACTGTTACAACAGAGGAAATCAATAAGATTATCCAAATCAAGGCAAACAAAGGATTTATTCCAAAACCATTCCCATCATATGGTGGACTTGGAACATTTGTCGATGCTCCTGTCTCAGATACATCTGCTATTGTTTATGCTGCTAATACTACTGGATTCCCAGACACCCCAAGCAGAATTCTCATTGCTGGTGAGTACATCTATTACAGAAGAAAAGAGAAAGACAGATTCTTGGATGTCGTTAGAGGATTCCAGGGATCCACTCCTGCTGCTCATACTCCAGGCGAACTAATTCTATCTCAACCAGAATTTACTGTTCTACTATCTGGTGGTATTAATGTTATCATTAGTGAGGGCAGTGTTGCTCAATCCCCTGTTACAGAACTTGAGAAGACAGCACAGATTCAGTCTATTAGTGAGGTTATTGATACTTTCACCAATACTAATGAGATCAAGCAAATTGTTGATCTAGAAGATGTGGTTGATTTGGTTGGTGTAGTACATCAGCAAATCACAATTATTCCACCAACTTCTTATAATATTGTTACAGAGGTACATTCTACTCAGTCTAAAGTTTCTAAAGAATCTGCTGGTATATCTGAAGCATTTGGTGTAGTTGGCGAAGTTTTAATTGCTGGTCCAGAACTAACTGAGATTCAGTTGTCCCAAGAACAGCAAATTGAACTAGACACTACAGCACAGATTACTTCTGTTTCTATTGGTAGTGTTGCTGCTACCGCTGCTTCCACATCACAAGTTGTAACTTCCTCTTATGAAAAAACTATCGTAACCAATGAAGTTCATTTTGACGTACTCAACACCGTAACTGGAGTTTCTACACAAATTGTTGAAAATCCACAGACTCGTATTGATACATTATCTTCTAACATCGTGACATTCACAAATCTCGATGTAACAAGAGTTGCTGTCAAAGAATTGACCAGCATTGCTGATCCATTCGTTATGCACCACCGATCAACTAAAATTGTAACTTCTGTTCAAGATATTGATACCATTTCTACAACAGTTTCTCTAGTATTAGGTGGTCTATTTGATACACTATCTGGTGGTACAGAGATTGATCATCGATCTGCTGTTGTTGATTATATCATTGAAGAGTATGTACTAGAAACATTTATCAACCAAAGAAATGGCAATGTAGTACAACTACTTGATCCATATAATGAGGTTAATCTACGTAATCTCGGTACATTCTTGGCAGAAAATAGAGACCAGGGACAACCTCCTGGATTTGAAGATTATAGTCTTGGTAATGTCGGGTTGACTCTCGGATCTTTCCAAGACAATGCTCTAATTGATTCGGGTATTTCTTCTGGGTTGACATTACAGGATGTAGATAGCATTTACCCAACGTTATCTATCCGTGATTTTGACTTCCGCCATGATTCTGCTTTGCTTGGTAATGGTGATAGATTCAACATAGGTATACCTACTACACAACATCCTGTTGCTATTAGTAGTTCTTCTGGAACTATTGGTGGACCTATTGTTGTTCAAAGCACAGAATATTTCGCTGACGAGGGATACATATTCACTCAAAGTGGAAATGTAATTCAGTATACCTCCAAAACATCCACTACATTTGAAGGATGTACACTAGTTAGGGGTCCTAATGTTGTCGCTAATAGCGATGAGATTATTCCTTTCTCTATTGTATAAATATAAATAAATCAGACAAAACGTTCACAAAAGAGAGACTATCAATGGCTGCCATTATCTCAGATAAGTTTAGAATTTTTAACGCTACCCAATTTCTTGAGTCGCTGTCTGAGCCCGTTGGTGGCGCAGATACTTCTCCTGAGAAAACGAGGATGTATTTCTTCGTAGGTCGTCCCCAAAGATGGGATGCCTATCTAGAAATTTTCAATGCTAATGCTACTGCTTTTGTAGCAGGTAACGAAGTGTATATCGGCGCTAACTACGCTTCCGCTACATTTAAGGCTACTATTAGAGTAGTCTACGAAAATTCACTTCTTCTCCACTCTGTTGGTCCACAGACCAATTCTGTTCCTACCGCTGGTCAAGCACTTAAGGGTTGGAATGGCACTGCCGACACCAACGCTGAAGCACTAACTGGTGTTTATCGTTATGCTACAGAGGATGTTCCCCCTGTACCCCTCGACAACCAAACTGAAAAGTATGATGTTTATGACGACATCATTGCTGCCAAGCGTATCACCACCGACTTTGCTCGTAGTGTAATCCGTCGTTTCAACTGGGATACCGCTGCTAACCCTAAGTTTGACATGTGGAAACCTGACTATTCTACTACTCCTGGTAGTGGTGGTCAAATTGGTAAAGCAGCTGCTACTGGCGCTACCAATATTGCTGATGCTAAGTATTATCTAATCAATTCCCAGTATGAAGTATTCAAGTGCCTCTATAACGGAGAGTCTGATCTAGCTCCTACTGGTCTTACTGCTACCAACGAACCCAAGACTACTCCTTCTGGTGGTCAGGGTACATATGCTAGTGCTACTGGTCTATTCACAGAAGACCCTGCTGCTAACGGTTACATTTGGAAGTTCATGTACACCATCCCAACGGATGACGTACTACGTTTCCTTTCTACTGATTTTATGCCAATCGTTCTTCCAACGAACGCTTCTCGTCAGGCAACTGAAGCAATTGCTACTGCCGCCCCTAACTCAGTTGAAGTTGTTTTGATCGAGAATCAAGGTTCTGGTCTAACCAACGGCGTTTATTATGCTCCTATTGTTGGCGATGGTACTGGTGGTGTTGTAGAAGTCACTGTTGCTGGTGGTGTTCTTTCTTCTCTAACTGTAACTAATCCTGGAAGTGGTTACACCTATGCTACCGTTCCTCTCCAAGATGGTCTTGAGAACGGCGATCCAGGTTGGACTGGAGCTCCTATCGGACTCTATTCCGATGCTGGTCTAACAACGAAGACATCTGGTGTTGTTCCTTCTAACGCTACTGGTGCTATCGAAGCAGTTCTTCCTCCTCAAGGTGGTCATGGTTCTAACTTTGAAGAAGAACTCAACGCCAAGCGTGTTATGACGAACATCCGTCTAACCTATGCTGAAGGTTCGGGCGACTTCCCTGTTGATAACGACTTCCGTCGTATCGGTATTATCCGTGACCCATTTGCTGCTGGTGGTTCTACTTTTGCTACCGCTCCTACCTTGAGTGGTGTATATGCTGCTAAAGTTACTGGTGCTACTGCTGACTTCATTGCTGACGAAGTAATCACCCAGACTGCTGCCGCTGGCGGTTCTGCTTTCGGTACTGTAGTTTCTTGGGAAAGAGATTCTGGTAATGCTGGTCCTGGTGGTGCTGGCGTACTTAAGTACATCCAGTCTCCTTCACTACACACCGATGCTGGCGTTGTAAGAGAATTCGAGAATAGCGGTAATGCTATCTCTGGTGCTCAATCGCTTGCTTCAGGTACTGTCGATGCTGGCAACAATGACACTCTCGTAGGTGTTACTTTCGGTAGTGGTCTTGCCACTCCTGAAATCGGTAATAACACTGGTGAGATCATCTATGTTGAGAACCGTCGTCTCATCACCCGTGCTGCTGACCAGATTGAAGACATCAAACTAGTTATCGAGTTCTGATTTCTTTTTTACTCCGCTAAATACTTCAACGAACAAAGTAGAGTATTTGGCGGAATAACATGCCACAGAAGACGAATCTCAACGTATCACCATATTATGACGACTTTGATCCTGGCAAAAACTTTTATAAAGTTTTGTTCAGACCTGGATACTCGATCCAAACTAGAGAATTAACTTCTCTACAATCGATTCTCCAGAATCAAGTAGAAAGTTTTGGTAAGTTCAACTTCAAACAGGGACAGCAAGTCATCCCTGGAGAGGTTGGACTTAATACTAAGCTTGATTATGTCAAGTTATCTTCTGTATCTGAAGTTGCTGTAAACGAAAACGGACAAATCGTTTACAAAAAATATGATATTAAAAAACTTATTGGCACACAACTCCAGGGCCTAAACTCTGGAGTTGTTGGGCGCGTACTAAGTTCTGAATATGGATCTGATATTGAAGCAGATACATTATTTGTAAAATATACCACTAGTGGATCTGCTAGCAACGAAACTACCTTCAGACAAGGAGAAACGCTAGAAGTTATTGCTGGTATCAACACTCCTCTACTTGTAGTTGGTACAGATGGTAGCGTACTCCCTACAAGTATTAATGTAGAGGATCCTACTTCAGGTAATATCGAAACCTTAAGCAGTCGTGCTATGGGGTTTGCTACTGCTGTTGATGTACAAGAAGGTGTTTACTTTGTTAATGGTTTCTTTGTAAGAAACAAAAAGCAACTACTGATTATCAACAAATATTATAATAAAGCATCATCTAAGGTAGGTTTTACTGTTACGGAAAGTGTTGTAACTCCCGAAGAGGATACTTCCCTAGCAGATAATGCCCGAGGTTTTTCCAACTCATCGGCTCCTGGTGCTCACCGTCTTAGTATTAATCTAAATCTTACTAAGTTTGATTATACTGCCAATACTGATAAGAATTTTATTCAGTTGGTTCAAATTAAGAACGGAACTGTAGAAAAACAAATTAGGTCAGCCGACTATACCCTTCTAGAAGAAACTCTAGCAAGAAGAACATTCGATGAGTCTGGCGATTATGTTGTAGAAGATTTTGACTATGATGTTAGAGAATACTACCAAAGAAATAATAACAATGGTGTGTATGCTCTCAGCAACGAGACTGGTCTAGTAAATAGAACTTACACAGCAGTAGAAGCAGAAGGAAAGATGCTTCTATCGGTAAGTTCTGGTAAAGCATATGTTAAAGGTTATGAAATTATCAACAAAGAGACCAAGACTCTTAATGTAAGTAAAGGTAGAGATACTCTATCCCGTGACAATGTAACTATCAAGACAAAAGGTCTTCCAGAATTTAAGATAACCAATGTCTATGGCAGTATTCCTCTAAACACAGTTGGCGACGAACTTACTGGATATCCAACTGTTTCTCTAAACAGTGTATTTAATGATGGCACAATTGGATTCTCTGGATTGGAACCAGATGGATACTTTAGAGATTCTATTAGTAGAAGATCTGAACCATTTGGTTTAGATCAAGGTATCATGACCATTTATGTTCAGGCAATTGGTGATGTACCGACACAAACTTCTCAACTTCCTGATGAAGTGTGGTTTGTTACAACTAGAGGAACTGGAACTGTTAATGGTAAGAGTGCTAAGGTAATTGGTAAAGCAATCGTCAACCGTCCCGAGGTTAATAGTGCTAACTCAGCATACTTCGGTGAACTTACAATTCTAGGTAGCAAAGGTGACCTAGACAAGTACATGAAGGAATTTGATAGTGACGAGACGGACTTCAGAAGATATGTGTATACTTCTGAAACATTGATGGAAACTTCTAGTAATCCATATGGTTTAATTGTTGACTATAATCCATCGTTCACTCCTATTGTTGGTGTATCAAAACCAAAAGATTTTAGATTAATTAGTAGAGGTAATGGTTTCAATCCTGATGCTGATATCATCCTTTCTAGAGGTAGAACAGGATCTGCTACTCCATATAATGCTACCTTTGGTTTCTCGTATTTCAATCCAGTCTTTTTTACTAGACTGAAACTAGAGAAAGAAATCATTGCTCAGACTTTCAAGAACGGCAAGTACATCTATGGTAAAGAGAGTAAAGCATATGGTGTAATTGAAAATGATTCTGAAGCTCAATTCAGCAGCATCTCTACATTATTTGTATCTACATTATCAGGTCAGTTTATTCCTGGTGAAACAATCATTGATGAAGAAAATAACGCTATCAAGATTGCTAAAGAGAATACCATTTCCCACTTTATTGTTAATAAGAGAGGTACTAATTATACCAACTCTTCTACAATGGTGATCAATGGTACAGAATTTGATCAATCTAAAGTTGGTATTGTTCTATATGGTGGTGCTGTAGTTAAAGTTAGTGTAGAAAATAGAAGTGCTCTACAGCAGACTTATGCTTCTCCTCCATCAATTGGATTTACTGGAGATGAGTCTAATAACGATAAAGCAATTGTTACACCTGTACTATTCAAAGAAACTGTACTAACTTTCACTCCTCAAAACGTAAAGTCAGTATCTTCAACCTTCAACAACTACACATTTACAGCTGACGTTGATTTCTCATCAACCTCTTATGCTACCTACAAGCAAATTAGTGACTTTACTTTCTTTGGCAACAACGGAACAAAATTTATTGAATGTAATGGTTTTGGTGCTGATCTAACTGGCGATCTAATCCAAGGTGACATTATCCAGTTTACTGATGCTAATAACAATGTTATTAAGAACATTGTACAATACGTTACATTACCACAAGATACAGAGAAATCTAGAATCTATCTAGACTATGCTCTACCTGCCGACATTAATAATGCCACTATTGTAAGATTACGTCCTAGACTATCTAATAGTGCTGCTACCCTGGTATTTCCAACTGGTAGTAAGCAAGTAGCATCCCTAGTTAGCGATTCTTCCGATACTAAGTTTAAGTATCATGTCAGAAAAGATTTTGTTACTGATCTATCTGCTAGTGGTGGTAACTTAACATTTACTGCTCAACTACCTGTTGGTACACAGACATTTGTTAGTTTCAGTGAAGAGCAGTTCCTAGTTACCGTTCTGAGTAAAGGATCTTCCAGTGTTGTAGAAAATGGTGATGTAATCTTTATTGATCCTAGATATATTGAGGTAGCAGATTCAGTTATTACTGCTAGTACTGTTACTGCTGGTGCTTTGAGAATCAAGAATCTGCCATCAGATTACTTCGGTAATATTCTTGATGGTAACTTCCCCAAACTAAAACTAACTGCTACTGTTGAGATCGATAAAGCACGTCCTAGACTTAAGAGTGCTATAAGAAACAAGCGTGTAGTCATTATTTCTTCGGGTGACCGTGTAATTCCTCTAAGAGGTCAAGATTATGATTCGGATGTTATTGAGACATTCTCGTATTCTGATGTATTCAAACTGAAGTATGTCTATGAAGGTACAACCACTAACCCACCTGTAGTTGATACTGCTGGTAATCTAGTTAGTGGTACTGATGTAACTTACAAGTATAAGTTTGACAATGGACAAAGAGACACATACTATGATGTTTCCAGAATTGTATTGAAGCCTGGTTTTGATGCTCCTACTGGTCAACTAGTAGCAGCGTTCGATTTCTTCGAGCATTCTCAAGGAGACTTCTGTACCGTTGACTCGTATCTTCATGAAGCAGGTGTTCTACCTGACGAAATTCCTTTATTCAACTCTACTGTTAATGGTGTTATCTCTCTTAGAGATTCCATCGACTTCAGACCTAAGGTTGATGGTAATACAACTATTACTGGTTTCCAAGATCAATCTATTGTCGAGAGATTTGATACTACCGACTATATCACATTCCTAGGTACAGGTGGTATTCCAACAGGAACTCCTGCTTCGGATTCTAACCTATCTTATACAGTATCCTTTAGTGAGAAGCAATATCTGGATCGTATTGACGGTCTATTCCTCACTAAAAAAGGAGACTTTATTATTAAAGAAGGTAATGCTTCGCTGAACCCATCTAAACCAGAACCATTAGATGATGCTGTTTCCCTTTGCTATCTCCATATCCCTGCTTATACTAACAATAGTAAGGATGTAAGAATTGTTCCTGTGGATAACAAGCGTTATACCATGAAGGACATTGGCAAACTGGAGAAGAGAATTGAGCGTTTAGAGTATTACACCACACTAAGCATTCTTGAGCAGCAAGCACTAAACATGCAAGTTAAGGATGAGATTGGTCTAGACAGATTCAAATCTGGTTTCCTTGTAGATAATTTTGAAGCACACAGAACGGGCAATCTTAAATCTGACGATTATAGATGTGCTATCGACAGTCAGCAGTCTGTTCTAAGAGCACAATCTAAAGAAGATAGTTTTGTTCTTAAAGAAATTAATACTAGAGATGACCAGAGAGCAGTCTCTGGATATGTAATCAACGAGGGTGTTGTTACACTACCTTTCGAGAATGTAGAACTACTGAGTAACAAAAATGCTACTAAGACTATCAACCCAAACCCATTTGTTGTCATCCAATATGTTGGTGAAGGTGTAATTACACCTCAGCAAGATTCTTGGTACGATCAGGGTATTGCTCCATTAGTTGTTGACTCGAACACGAAACTGAATTCTATCTTCCTAGCAAAAGATGTTGTAGCAGATGCTTATTCTAGTATCTACAACTCATTCATTGTTAACTGGTGTGGTACTGATGCTGGATTCCTACCAATAGAATCCCTTGCTAATATTAATAGTGAAGACATTGAATCTACAGTTCAACCTGCTAATGTTTCTAGTTCTTCTAATGTAAGTCCACAGAACAACGAAGTAGGTAAAGGCGTTTCAACAAAGACTATTGGTGGTAAAAAAGTTGCTACTTCTCTACAGTTCTTTGCTAGATCAATTCCTGTTAAGTTTGTGATGAACAGACTAAAACCAGATACTGCTGTTTATGTGTTCATGGAAGGACGTAACGTTGGACGTTGGGTCATTCCTGATAGTCGTTTTAGTGGTCAAGCAGGTAACTCCCTTTCTACATTCGGAGCTCCTCTTGTTACCGATTCTAATGGTAACCTATCTGGTATTATTTTGATTCCTGCTGGTCTACCTCCCGTATCTAATACCAGATGGTCTGGTAATGTGGATACTGTTGATTATGATCAGACTGGTGAAGAAATCAGATTCTCCACAGGTACAAAGACCATCAGATTTACATCTGCTTCTGATGACGCTGATAAGAACGAAGTTGATTCTTATGCTGAGGTCAAGTACTATGCTTCTGGAACTACTCCTTCCAATCCACCTAGTATTACATCAACTGCTACTTCATTCTTCAAAGCGAATGAAGGTGTACAACTAGTTGATAGTAATACTGATAACCCTGTCAAACCAAATCCACTTGCCCAAACGTTCAAAATTGAGAACTTTGATGGCGGTCTGATGACAACTGGTGTTGATCTGTTCTTCAATAAAAAGAGTGAGACTATTCCTATTAGAGCATATCTAACAGATGTTGCTGCTGGAAAACCAGGCAAAAATATTGTTCCTGGTACACAAGTATCACTAACCCCAGAAACATACCTAAGAGTTTATGTAACTGGAGAGACTGAAACTGTTACTGTTAACCTTGATGAATTTGTAACTGGCAAAACCTCCAATGCTGCTGGTCCTATTGCTAAGGTATTTGATTCTAATTTGGTTAGAGTTGGTGATGACACAAGTAGTTCATTCCAAATGAATAAGGAACAGGTTTACACACTTGTTCTTGGTAATCATAATGGAAGTACATTTGTGGCAAATGAGTCGCTATCAATTCCTTCTGTCACGGCATTCAATGCTACAAACAATACTACCCTAGGAATATTCATTGCTAAGGATTCGGGTAAAGTAACTGACTTGAGGGTTAGTGCTGTTGGTTCTAGTTATGAGACTGCTTCTATTGTCATTGAAAGTCCTCAGTTGCCTGGTGGATCCTCAGCAACAGGTTCTATTTCTGTCTCGGATGGAAAGGTATACAACTGTGAAGTTTCGCTTACTGGAAGAGGTTATACCGAACCACCATCAGTTGTTGTCAAGGGCGTAGGTCTTGGTGCCGCTGGAGCTGTTATCGAATCTATCATCGAGATTGATACACCTGCTGTAAGAATGGGTGTTGCTATTGATTACAGTGGTGTAACAGAATCCATCACTCCAACTAGATTTAATTTCAAGCATCCTGTATATCTACAGAACAATACTGAGTATGCTCTTACTATCGAGACCGACTCTATTGAATACGAACTATGGGCGTCAGTCCTTGGGGAGGAAGAGATTTCTACAAGTAATATTGTCACTACACAACCTTCTCTAGGTTCTGTATACAAATCTCAGAATACTGATGACTGGACAGAAGATTTATTTGAAGATATTAAATTCATCATGTATCGTGCTGAGTTTGATACTACTGGTGGTGAGATTGAAGTTACTAACGAAAATCTAGGTTATGAAAAATTACAGATATCGCCTTTCGAGACTAGTGTAAGATCTGCCACTAATGCCACTTCATCACTATTCAAGAACAATAATTCCGTTGTTAAAGTTTATCACAGAGATAATGGTTTTGAAGATACTGGAAACTCTTATGTATTCTTCCAAGAAGCACAAGATGTTGGCGGTATCTCTGGAGTTACATTGAATCAAAGACTATACAAAGTTTCTAATTCTGGTATTGATTCTTATAACATCACAAGTCTAAACGGTGCTGGATCTAGTATTATCGGTGGTGGAAATACGGTTCTTGCTTCCTACAACAGAAAATTCGAGCGACTATATGCTCAGGTTCCATACCTACAACTAGATGGTACTAAAATTGAATCGTTTGTTGCTACTACTGACGTAGTTCCTGTCGATTCTAATACTAAGAATTACCTCTCCTATAGTTCTGTTGATTATGAAAAAACTTTCTTAGGTGAAGAGCATTTCTTTACTAATCAGAAAATGGTTGCTTCTAGAATCAACCAAACTATGAATGGTCTACCATATTCACTTAAGTATAAATTCAAGTTAACCACAGATACTTCTGTTCTATCACCTGTACTCGATCTACGAACTGCTACTGTCAAGACAGCTAGCAACAGAATTGAAAACGCTACTGGATATGAAGATAGATATGGCAAGAGAGATCAAATTGTTACTTTCCAACCTTTATATTCACTTGCCTTTGCTGTAACTGGATCAAATGCTGGACAGGTTGACGAAAATCTTTCTGTAGTTGGACAAACTTCTAAAGCAGAAGGTTTGATTACTAATTACGAAAACAACAATGCTACTATTAGACTAAAAACGGTAACTCCTTTCCAGCAAGGAGAAGCTCTAAATCTAATTGGTACAGACGGAGTAGAAATTTCTAATGTCGGAATTACTATCACTACAATTTCCGAAATTGAGTTTAACTTCAGTGTTGGTTCTAATGTAATTGCTTATTCCCCAACAGATGAGTCAGTAAGTTATGCTAATAAGATTAATGGCAAGGTTATCCTATGGGATGCCGAAG